TAAGAGGCTCTTCCGTAGATTTGAAACTACGGGAGAGCTTAAAAAACATCTAATACTTAATCATATTATATTGTTGTACAATGTATTTGGTGACGCAGCAACGCCCTTACTCTTCTATAAAATAGAGAAGAACTACTGGCCAGTGATGAAGGCATTCCTGTTATTTCTTGACAGACTTCCTCTATCACTAAATAAAGATGTAAATACCGAGTGTTTAAAGGAGTTGAACTTGATATGAAGGCTGGAGATGGTTCTGGATTAGCACTACCACCAGCGTTCGTAGTAGTCAATCCTAGACAACACAGGCGTTACAAAAAGGGTAACAAAGACCAAGTTGATGGTCGCACATCGGGTGCAAAAGAATTGATGTCTCGCATTAATAGAAGAAAAATGAAGGAAACAGTAGAAGAAAAACAAATTTCTGAAGCAGCTCCATCAAATACTGAGAGAGCACAGAAGCAAATCGGTCAGATGAAGAAGTTGAAACGTCAGAAACAACTTCAGTCTAGAAAGGACAGTGCTAAGAAATCCATGATGGATAAAACTAAGGAAATGGATGTCCTTATGAAGGCACGTCTTCAAGATTTTAAGAAGAAGGCATCAACTCAACAGAAAAAACTAACAAAATTGAACAACTCAACAGAATTTGAAGGTGAAACTATGGTTAATGAAAATCAGGATGTAATACAAGTTGCACTTGACGTAGCAACACAAGAATTGAACCCAAGTGGCGAGACACACTTTGCTAAAATCCAATTCAAGGATGGTTCAACACAAAATTTAGATAATTTTTCAGCAAAAAGAATTGCTGCATGTTATGCTGGTCTAGAGAAGGACGAGTACAAGCAACAGTTCCAGTACATGTTAAACAAAGACGCTGCATCTTATCAATCTGCCCTAGATTTTGCTGTCCGTAATGTCTGATGGATAACCAAGGTGTTAACACTGCCATATTAGAAAGACTAGAAAAAGTTGTCCAGTCCTTACAAGATAATTCTGTAAAGATGGGACAACTTCTTGCTGTTCATAATGAAAAGTTAGACAAGCAAGATCGTATTGATGCAGTTCTTTTTGAGAAAGTAGACAGTGTACACCGTGAGGTAAATCGTAGAGCAGAGGAGATAAAGAAAGGTTGTGAGAGGGACATACGAAAGGTTGATGAACGTCTTCGTACAATTGAAAAGAAGATGTGGTCTATTTTTGGTGCTCTTACTGTTATATCTTTCCTCGTTAGTGTACCAGGACAAACAATCCTCAAAGGAATGTTTCAAGAAAAAGCAGAACCCTTGACAAATTTACCACAAACCACTATGATAGATTCATCACAAGTATCTTGATGGATCTTTGTCGTATCTAGACGTAAAATATATACAACTTGTTTCACCTCGTCTGACTCTCTTCACTAAGAAGAAGGCAGATCTTTTTAATTTTAGGTGTCCTTACTGTGGAGACTCACAGAAGAGGAAGAATAAAGCTCGTGGGTATATATTCAAAATTAAAAATGATTTCATGTACAAATGCCACAATTGTGGTGTTGGTAGAACATTAGCAAACTTTATAAAAGATCAAGATTCTTTTCTTCATGACCAATATGTGATGGAGAAATTTAAAGAAGGTAGGACTGGCAAGGGTACTGTCACACCTAATCCAAAATTTAATTTTTCATCTCCAAATTTTCATGGGGGTGATATAAATTTAGAGAAGATCTCAGAGCTAAATACCTCACACGAAGCACGAGAGTATCTTGAAAAACGAGGTATCAAAGACTTAGAATATTTCTACTATTGTCCCAAGTTTAAAGCTTGGACTAATGAGCAGAAAAAAACCTTTGATAACTGCCGACAAGATAGTCCTCGTATCATAATCCCGTTCAGGGATAAAGATGGTAAACTCTTTGGATATCAAGGTAGATCGTTAGCCCCTTCGGCACAGATGAGATACATTACGATAATGCTTGATGAAGACAAACCCAAAATCTTTGGACAGGATAGAATAAATGCTCAAGAACCAGTTTATATTGTTGAAGGACCGTTTGACTCCACGTTTATCAAGAACTCAGTTGCTATGGCTGGTTCCGATATTGACTGTCGGACGTTTGGTTGGAGCGATTATATTTGGATTTATGATAACGAGCCACGCAATAGAGAAATCGTCAACAGAGTCTCCACCGCAATTGACAGAGGAGATAAGGTCGTAATATGGCCAAATAATATACATCAGAAGGACATAAATGACATGCACCTTTATGGACATGATGTGCAAAATGTGGTACAATCTAATGTGTACCAAGGATTAGAAGCAAACCTTAGACTTAACAATTGGAAAAAAATATGAGTAACGGAATTAAAGTTCGTAAGAGAGATGGGTCTGTAGAACCCTTGAACTTAGACAAAGTTCATAAGATGGTAGAGGAAGCATGTGAGGGGTTAGGAAGCGGTGTGAGTGCTTCCCAAGTAGAGATGAACTCAGGTCTACAATTCTATGATTTGATTGAAACTAAGGACATCCAAGAGATTTTAATTAGGTCTGCTAGTGATCTAATTGATCTAGATCATTACAACTATCAGTTTGTAGCAGCAAGACTACTATTATATGCAGTAAGAAAACAGGTCTTAGGATCGGGATGGTTAACTGATGGACACCCTCATGTTAAGGAACACGTACAAGAATGTGTGGCAGTAGGTGTCTACGATAATGGTATTTTAGATAAATATTCAGACGAAGAATGGGACAGAATTGATTCATGGATTGACCATGACCGTGACTACTTGTTTACCTATGCAGGTTTACGTCAGGTTACTGACAAATACCTTGTACAGGATAGAAGTTCTGGTGAAGTGTATGAGACACCTCAGTACATGTATATGTTAATTGCTGCTACTTTATTTCAAGAGTACGAACCACAAATTAGATTAGATTACATAAAGAGATACTACGATGCCATTTCCAAACACAAGATCAACATTCCGACCCC